TGTTTAGCTTTAGCAATAGCTAGCTTTTTGACTCTGCCATGAGCCATCGATTTGAGTTCTGTTTTTGTGTATGGTTGCATATTTTCTCCTTGCCGATTTCGGCGGTTGATTGATGTTTATTAATTCTAGCTTTTTCAAAAGCGTTAAAAGCTAGAATTAATATTATAAAACCTTATCATGTGCGTTATTATGCCTATCAAGGCAAGTGCGGTTATTATAGCACCAAAGGTGTCGGATGCTAAAAATCTCTCTACGCGTTCTAATAATTTTATCATTTCATTCTCCTGTTGTTTGTTGAGATAACTAGCTTTTATAAAACGCATAAAAGCTAGAAATCTTAGTTTGGTTGTTTTAGTTTGCTTGCCGTCTAAACTCATTCCAAAGTGCTTTATCAAATTTGTTTTTATCAAATTTGCTATTCTCCACCTTAAAAAGTTGTGTTAAATCATCAAAGATGATTTTTTGTACATCACCTGCGGATAGTGGAAAATGTTGCTCTTTAGCAAAGCCAAAGGCTTTTATGTCTTCTATCTCTTTTTCCGCTTGTTCTTGCATGGTGTTAATAAGGCGAAACCATTTTGCGATAAGTTTAGTAAACTTAATAAAATGTTTTTTGCTCATTTTATTCTCCTGTTTTGGGTGTTGTTAGTTAAAAACTACTCCCTACCTACTCCGAGGGTTAGGGTGTTGTTAGTTGTATTACGGCTTGTTATAACTAGGGTTATAGCAAAGCTATAATAGAAGCCTAGCTAGGAATCGAACCTAGCTATCCTACGGATAGAACCCTCTAGGCTTGGCTGTGTATTCTGCTCTACGCGTGATTTCGTGAGCATGTGCATCCGTCTGTGTAGCACTCGGTTGATTCGTCGAAGCTAAATCCCTTTGGGATTTGGATATTCCCTTCGGGAATGTGGGTAGAACTGTCCCAGTTAGCACCTTCGGAGTCTAGCATAGCTAGGTTGCCGTCCTTCGCGTTCATCCACGCCTGCTCTATTTTAGCGCGTTCTTGGCTAGCTTGGAAGTCCTCGGCGAAGACATCTAGCGCAAGATTCTCTTCGCCTGTGGGTGCGAAGTTGAACTCTTCTTGGATTAACTCTTGGGTGTTCTTTGGTACGCGCTCTTCATTAGCGGGTGTGTTGTTTTTATACACGCATAGTGATTCTTTCATAGTGGTTTTCTCCTTCGCGAAGTGGTGTCCTTCGCGTGTTTTGTTCATGCGCATATGTGGTGAAGCGCATGGGATGTTAAAACCTTCGGCCTCTTGCCGTCGGCGATACCCAAACTTACAAACAAACCAAGGCAAAACCTAGCAAAATCAACTATACCGACGATATAGCAAGTGCTAGCATGGGTTAGGATTGACGGCAAAAAAAGAATGATTGCAAGCATGACCTGTACAACGCGTTTCGCGTACTCAACCAAAAATCGCCAAGCCGAACGCGTAACGTGGGGGGTGTCCATACGTATAGTACACCTCATCCATTTTTTGCACAATTTTTGAGTTTAGGGTGTTGCTATAAAAAAAGTTAAATTAGCTATAACTGTAAATGCAGTTATTGTTAATCTTAATAGCAAGGCTATAGCTAATTAATAGCAAGGCTATAAAATAATAATAGCTAAAACATAGCAAAGCTATGCATTATAGAAGATAAAGATGAGGTTAGTATATATTAGTTTTATTATATATATATAAACCTAAGGTTAATAAACCTAAGATTTATAAACCTAAAGCGCGAACTCAATTTAATTTCTTTTTATTACTGTAACATTTTTGTTATATTTATAGCGGGGCAAATAATAATTTTTGCGCTATAACTCTGGAGAAAAAATGGCATACGAACATAAAAACAATACTTTCACGATGTTTAAGAACGAAGGAAAAGAAAAAGAAACCCAACCAGACTTTACTGGACAAGGTAAAATAAACGAGAAAGATGTTGAAATTGCTGGTTGGAAAAAAATAAGCGCAAGCGGAAAAGAATATATATCCTTCAAAGTTACAAATAAAGAAGAAGAAGCTCCTTTTTAATGAGCAGAGTAAGAAAAAAATATACAAAAAATAAAAGAAGCGAAAACCCAATACCTAGAACAACAGGTAAGGGTGGTAACTACAGAAAAACAAAGTCTGGCGCAGGAATGACTCAAAAAGGCGTTATGGCTTATAGAAAAGCAAATCCCGGCAGTAAATTAAAAACAGCAGTTACGGGAAAAGTAAAACCCGGAAGTAAGGCAGCGAAGCGTAGAAAATCTTATTGTGCGCGTTCTCTTGGCCAACTTAAAAGAAGTTCTGCAAAAACAAGAAATGACCCTAATTCTAGAATAAGACAAGCTAGAAGAAGGTGGAAGTGTTAATTAAAACAAAAAAGGATGTATTATGAAATATGGTAAAAAAGCAAAGAAAGGCAAAACATTAACTAAAAAACAAAAAACTTTACCTAAAAAACTTCAAAGTGCGATAATGAAGTCAAAAAAGAAAAAGAAAAAATATTAATATGGTAAAGAAAAAAACATCCAAGTCTCCAAAAAGCATAAAAGGTGTTTCAATAAGTGGCTTAAATACTAGGCAAGCAAATGCAATGGTAAAGCACTCTAAACATCATACTGCTAAACACTTAAAAATGATGGCTACTGCAATGAAAAACGGCAAAACTTTTTCTGAGTCTCATAAAATAGCTCAAAAAAAAGTAGGTAGATAGTGTCAACTGCTAAAAAAAGAGACCCTGCTAAGTGGGCAAGAGCAAAAGCAAGAGCAAGAGCAAAAATGGGTGGAAAACATTCGGCCAGAGCCATGCAACTTGCAGTAAAATATTATAAAGATGCTGGCGGAACTTACTCTGGTAAAAAATCATCAAGTAATAAATTAAAAAAATGGGGCGACCAAAAGTGGGATTATGTTTCAAAGGGCGATAAAAAGAAACCCAAGTCTAAAAGAGGTCGTTATTTACCAAAATCTGTAAGAGAAAGCCTAAGTCCTGCTGAAAAAGCTAGCACAAATCGCAAAAAACGTCTTGCAAATGCAAAATCAAGAAGAAAAGCGAAATACAGCACTTCAATTGCAAAAAAAGTGCGAAATGCTTAAGAATGAAAGTAAAGTGTCGCGGTAAAATATTTGACGTATATACTTTAAACGAAGCCTTAGAACTTAATATTGTTCCAATTGATGATTGGCGCAAAGCCAAAAAAGATGATTGGATATTTACAAGAGATGAAAAGGTAATTAAGTGTCTAGGTCGTCGCTTTGAAAATCCTAAAAACGTTAAAAAACAATATACTTTTATAAAAACAGGTTTTGGCGATACAGGAACACATAAAAGCAATATTTTTGCTTATAAACAGCCAGATTACGATAGAGATAAATATTATTTTGGAAAAGATTTGATAAAAGATGTAAGACCTACTGCAAAACAAAGAGCATTTGTAGATAATTTATTTATGAATGGTAAAATGGATAAAAATGGCATGTGGGAAGCTGACTCTATTATATTTGCTTATCAGTCTGTATATAAAGACAATAATCCAGAGCAGTCATTGCGCAGAGGCATGATGGTTTTAAAAAGAAAACATATTAAGGAATATATATCTATGAATATGAGAGAAAAACTAAGCAATCTTGGAATGGATGATGATTGGGTTGCTAACAAATATCGAGATATGATTGATGGAGATGTTCCTCCTGCAACAAAACTAAATGCTTTAAATAGAGTTAGTGATATGCTTGGACATTTATCAAAAGAAAAGAAAGAAGAACAGATTGAAGGCGTCTTTGCTTTATCAGATGGAGATATAAAAAAGCTAGCATCTGTTAGAAAAACAATAGCAGAAACAACATATGGCTCAGAAAACAGTAGAAATAAAAAAGTACAAAAGTAAAACAAATAAAGCAAGTAACGAAATAGACGTAAATCAAAAAGGAATTATTTATATTGATGATAAACAGTATTTTGTTGATGGCATTGTTGCAAAATATATTTTAAGTTTGCTTGAAGAGCTTGACGTTTATGAGGCTCAATTAGAACTTTTAGAAGGATTTTTAGGAAAACATGGTGAATCTTAACAAAAAAGACGCTAAAAAAAAGATAGAAATGCTTCAAGCAATGTATTTAGACATTTTTGTCTTTGCTGAAATACTGTTTGGAGACAAAGATAATGCAATGCACTATCATGTGCGCTCAAAATCGCCAAATTTTCATAGAACAATTGCAAAAACTTTAATAGATATGAATAGTGGAGATAAATTAGCTGTAGTTGCACCAAGAGACCATGCAAAATCTACTTTTATAAACTTAATATACCCACTCCACAGAATATTATTTGGCGAAGAAAAGTTTTTACTACTTATTTCTGAATCTGAAATGCAATCTAAGTACAATTTAGAAGCAATTGGCAATGAAATTGAATTTAACCCTAAAATAAAATACTTTTTTGGCGATAGAAAAGGGCCAATCTGGGGAAAAGAAGAAAAAGAAATAATTGGCGCTGTAGATAGAGATGGAAAACCAAACATAATGTGTAA